AATGAGTTTTCGGAGGCAATCAATCGAGACATAACAACAATAGTCAAGTTTGAAGCTGATTGGTGTGGTCCATGCAAAGCGATTATGCCATCAGTAGAAAAAATCTCAGATGAGTGGTCTGATAAAGAAGTCGAGTTTGTTTCATTAGATGTAGATCAGGCAACTAATATAGCAACTACATATAGCATATATTCTGTGCCGACTTTTATAGCTTACAGAAATGGTCAACCAGTTTCTGAAGTGCGTTCACAAATTAATGAACCAAACATAAGAAAGACTTTCGAAAAGCATATACGATAACGCAAATAAGAAAGCTCTAGGTTTGTAGTTTTTCCTGGAGCTTTTTTATTTTTTGTCACATGTAAACCTTAATATAGTAGAATATGGATATGGGAGAGATAGAATTATCAAAAGTACAATCTATTAGTTTGGATTTGAGAGATGATCTTGAATACGAAGAATGGGTTGAAATCGGTGAAGCTTTAACAAATCAAGCAAAACATATTATGTGGTGGCTTGGTGATTGGTGGAACTATGGAGATCGTAAGTATGGGGAACTAGCTTCGCAGGCCTTAGACTTTGGAATACCATATTCTACATTTAGTAATGCAGCTTATGTTTCTAATAAAATACCTTTAGAAAGAAGAGTTCCAGAATTATCTTGGACACATCACCACGAAGTTGCATATTTAGAAGATGATAAAAAAATAGATTCTTTGTTGAAAGAGGCTTATGAAAATAGTTACTCTGTAAGAGAACTGAGGGCAACAGTCAAAAAAAATAAAATAAGAGAAATAAATTCTAATAACGAAAGTTTTAATTTAGTAGAAAAAGCAGGTGTAAACCTGAAGACTTCTAATGTTTGGTCTTTTGGGAAGCCAGATGAAAAGTATGGTATAGACTGTCCTTTTAAAACACCACCTCAAATGATTGCTAATTTGCTTTACTGGTTTACAGATGGAAGTGAAAGCAAAATTGTAGATCTTACAGATAAGTACCAAGTTACATATGATTTGGGAACAGAGCTAGGTTATGAAGTTACAAGTTTTGATTTGATACCAGAAAGAGGAACCAACAAGGTAATGCCTCAAGATTTGTCTGTAGGTAAGTTGCCTAAAGAACTCACAGAAGCAGATATTGTTATTTTAAATATGCTTGACTTCTTAGATGATCCAGAAGATCTAGATCCAGCTAGTTTTCAAAGACAGATGATTATTGACTTAGGTGTAATGATGAAGAGGGGTTCTAAGCTTTTTGTAATTACTCAAGATTTAGAAGATATGAAAATTGAGAACTTGTTTTCTTTAATTTATGGTGAAGAGGATTTTGCCTTAAATGAGTTTATATCTACAACAAATAAACAAGTGTATGACAAAGATCAAGAAGCTTTATACATAAAAGACAAGATACTTTTAAATAAACTAGCTTATATATTAGTTTTAGAAAACGAAACAGAATAAGCAATATACTTGCTACACTTTAAGTGATGGCAAATAATATAAAAAAACCTGTAGAAACTTTTTTTCCAGATCTACACCCAGCACAATTAAAAGTAGCAACTTCCGAAGCTCGTTGGAAAATATTATGTGCAGGTAGGCGGTTTGGTAAAACACGACTCGGTGTACAGATGTGTCTTGAAACAGCACTTAATGGTAAAAGAGCTTGGTGGGTTGCACCTACTTACACCATTGCTAGAGTTGGTTGGCGAGATATACAAGAAGCAGCAAGATCATTTCCAGAAAGTTTAGAACCAACAATATCTTTAGTGAATATGGAAGTAAAGTTTCCTTGGTCTGGTGGATCAATTGCTGTTAGATCAGCTGATAGTCCACATAGACTTCGTGGTGAAGGTCTTGATTTTTTAGTTATGGACGAGGCTGCTTTCGTAAAAGAGGATGTTTGGCACCAGGTGTTAAGACCTACACTTACTGAAAGAAAAGGTGGAGCTTTATTTATATCAACACCTATGGGTATGAATAATTGGTTTTATGAATTGTGGGAATTTGCACAAGATAAAGAAGATTGGGAAAAGTTCCAATTTGCTACTTACGACAATCCAGCTATTGATAAAAATGAAGTTGAAGCAGCTAAACAAGAAGTTGGATCTATTGTTTTTGCTCAAGAGTATTTGGCTGAATTCGTTGAAGCAGGCCAGGGATTATTAAAACCAGAATGGATAAAATACTTCAAAGAAAAAGGCGGTACTTTATTTGCTAGTGGTGAAAATGTAAATTTGTATGATTGTACTAGGTTTTGCACAGTTGACCTCGCTACCTCAATTCAAGAAGGAGCTGACTATACTGTGATAGCAAGTTTTGCAATAACGCCAAAGGGTAAAGTATTGGTGTTAGATGTTGTTCGTGAACGCATGGAAGCACCAGATATAATACCCAAAATAAGACAAAAAATGGCACAATATGATTTACAATGGGTAGGTATGGAACGAGCTGGTTTCCAGCTTTCGCTCATACAGTTTGCTAAAAGAGATGGTTTAGCTGTGAAAGAGCTTAGAGCAGATAAAGATAAAGTTTCACGAGCTATGCCACTAGCTGCTCGCATGGAAGCAGGAGATATCTTTTTTAGGCAAGGCGCACCTTGGTTAGTAGAAGTAGAGCGAGAACTTATGAGTTTTCCAGTAGGTCATCATGATGACATTGTGGACGCAATTGGTTATGGAGTTTTAAGCGCACAAGCTAAAAGAGAATGGACAGCTTACTAAATGGCAGAGAATAAATCAAGATTTCAAAGGGCGTTAGATTTTTTAAACGCACCAACACAAAGACAACAACAAAAAATTTCTAGGTATAATCAGCAAACTAGTTTAGATCGTGCAGTTTATGGATATAACACTGAGTCAGGGTATTTTCCTACAAGTATGCTCGATGATGTTGGAGATGGATCTAACAACTCAGCAGTTGTTGCTTGTTTAAATGTTTTAGCAACTTCTTTTGCTGAACCTAAAGTCAAAGTTTGTTTTGAAACAAATGACGGTGATATAGAAACAATTAAAAAACATCCAGTCACACAATTACTTGATAGGCCAAATCCTTTTACATCTGGTAACTTGCTTGCACATTACATAGTTACGGCTTTGTCTGCACACGGTGATGCTTTCTTATATAAAAACCGTAATGCAGATGGAAGTGTGGTAGAGCTTGTACCTTTGATGCCAGATATGGTAGAGCCTAAAGGTGATGAAAATCAATTGATCCAGAATTTTAAATACAGTCCTTATGGTGGACTTGGAGGTAACAGTATAACACTTAATACTCAAGATGTTGTGCATATCAGAAACGGTATTGACCCTAATAACCATAGGCGTGGGTTCGCTCCTCTAAAATCAGTACTAAGAGAAATCTTAGGTGATGAGGCTGCAGGACAATACGCAGCAGCACTCTTACATAACATGGCTGTACCAGGTGTCATCCTCTCACCTAAAGATGATGCAATGGGTGGTCCTTCGAAAGAAGAGGCTGAAGCAATCTCTGCTATGTATAAGCAGAAATTTGGTGGTAAAAATCGTGGTGCGCCAATGATCTTGTCTGGCGCAATGAATGTAGAAGTTGTATCTTTTTCACCTGATCAAATGAACTTAAGTGAACTTAGAAAAATTCCTGAAGAAAGAGTTTCAGCTGTTTTAGGTGTACCAGCTATTCTTGCTGGCTTGGGTGCTGGTCTTGATGCTGCAACTTATAACAACACAAGAGAATTAAGAGAGTTCTTTACTGAACAAAAACTCGTACCTCTTTGGAAAGCAGTTGCTTCAGAACTTACACATCAATTATTAAAAGTAGATTATCCTGCTGATGATTATTTTGTTCAATACAACCTAGAAGATGTTAGGGCTTTATCACAAGATAAAGACGATGTTTATAAAAGAATGAATACAGCTGTACAAGGTGGTTGGATAACAATAGCTGAAGCTAGAAAACAAGCAGGTCTAAACACAGACGAAACACACGATTTATATTTAAGACCTATGAATATGGTTGAACGCCCAGTCGATGGTAGTAGCGCACCAGTACAAGAAGAGGACGAAAAGAATAACGAAATAGAAGATCTTAAAAATATGATAAAAGATCTCCAGGAAAAAGTACTTACCTCTACAGCAGCAGCTGTAGACTCTGTAAGGGAAAGCATCATAAAACCAACTGCAACGCCTTTGAATGAAGAGAAGTATGTTGCAGAAATGCCTAATGGTGCATTTTGTATTCTTGATCACGAAGATAATAAAGTTATTGAGTGTTTTAAAACTCGTGAGGAAGCAGAAAGAGCATTAGCTAATATGAAAAAAGAAGCTAAAGCTCCTAAAAGAACTAACTTTCCATCTTCTGGTGACGATCAAACAATTTCAATATCAAATTCTAAATTTAAACAATTTCCTGATTATAACTATGTAAAAGATTTGAAAGAGAACTGGCCTGAGATATGGCGTAGAGCAGGCACAGGTGGTAACCCACCAACATCATTTACTGGTAATGACGCTTTCAATAGGTGGACAAAATATAGATCTGGTGACAGATCAGAATCTGTTTTGAACTGGGTAAAAAGAAGAGAGAGCTTTATGTCTAGACACTCAGGTAATACAAAGCTCAATGGATACATTGCTGTTATGAAGTGGGGTGGCGTAACTAAAACTGGTGTTAGTGCTATGAAAAAAACTGTTAATGAATACAAAAAAATTATTAGAGAGAGAAGAAAAATACAGGATGAATTGCTAGCTGAAATTGAAGCTAAAGCTTTAAGTGCTGCTACTAAAAAAGCTTTACAGAAAAAAGTAGAAGCTCATAATGCAAAAAATCCAAGATACAGAGCAACACTAAGAATGCTTACTGCTTGTTATAACAGAGGACTTGCTGCTTACCAAAACAATCCTGGATCAGTAAGAGGTAATGTTTCAGGTCCATCACAGTGGGCAATGGCCAGGGTGAATGGCCTATTAAGAGCTTTGAGAACAGGTAAATTTAAAAGAAAACCATACGATCAAGATCTTTTACCAAGTAATCATCCATTGAGTTCTAAAAAAAGTTCAACAGAGGTTGTTGATGAATTAAAAGTTTCTCTAGAGGAAGCTGAGACAATGAATGAAAGAGGCGACGATCTTTACAGTCCTGAAGAAAAAGCACCAGCAGGTTCAATTAAAAGTGGTGATGCTGTTTCTTGGAAAATAAATAAAGATCCAGATCCACCATCAACTGCTCACGGTATAGTTTCAAGTGTAAAAACTAGTGGTAAAGCAACTGCTGGACAAGAGTCAATTGAAGCAACAGCAGATAAACCTGTTGCCAAGATAGTTGTTTGGGCTATAAACGAAGATGGATCACATACTAAAACTGATAGATCAGTAATTCAGCCTGTGTCTAAACTTCGAAAAATCGCCGATTTTCGCTAGGGACATAATCGATACCCCTAACTCTTAGTTTGTTTATTAGTCTTGTTTGTGCTTCGTCATCTAAAAAAGCTAACCAATCAGTAATAATTTTATTTCTGTTGGGTCTGTCTGACTTAGCAATATGATCCATAAAAGCGACAAATTCTTTGTCTACTCTTGTAGTTCTTCTTTCAACCATTTGTATAAATAATCTCTTTCTTCAGCACCACCTTTAAAATTTTTTGCAGGTAGTTTCTCTGATATATTAAGTTTATTATCTTGTAGCTTTATGGTAAAAGATTTGCCAAAAATTTCTACCTCACCTGATTTGTCTGCATACTTTTCTAAAGTAAAGCTCCCAGATGAGATATGCAAAGTCGAAATAGTCACCACATCTTTTTCCATACAAATAGTATACCACAGATATGCAAAAATGTTTTTATTATTGGCAATGGTAAATACGCTATTTTTTTTTAAAGTTAGTTATTATTGAATTGTGCGCATCGAATTAAATAATATTATTATGAGGAGTAGGTAGCGCTATATGTCTGAAGAAAAAGAAGTAAAAAATATTGAGTTCGAACTCAAGAGCGATGAAGAGACAAAGGGTCAAGTCAAAGCAGTATTTTCAGTTTTTAATACATTAGACAGCGATGGTGATGTAGTATTACCAGATGCTGTTAGATCAGGTTTTAAATCAGGTGATGTTCCAATGGTATGGTCACACAAATGGGATATGCCAATTGGTAAAGGTAAAATCAACAAAGATAAAGATAAAGCAACTTTTGAAGGCAATTTCTTTATGGATACTGAGTCAGGAAAAGAAGCATACAATCTTGTTAAAAGTATGGGTGATTTACAACAATGGTCATTTGGTTTTAGAGTAAATGATTCTGAATACGGAAAATTTAAAAAAGATGGTTCAGAAGACGAACAAGATGTTAGATACTTAAAAGATCTTTCAGTATACGAAGTTAGCCCAGTATTAGTTGGTGCTAATCAAGATACTTTTACAATGGCTATAAAAAGCGATAAAGAAACAGAAGCTAAAATAGTTCAATCAATTGAAGTTGATCAAGAAGAAAAAGCAGCTTTAGCAAAAGATATGTACGACAATCCTGGTGAAGCTATGGAAAGATCAAAAGAAATGAGTTGTGCAACTGGTGTACATACTCATGAGTCTGACGGTCAAACAGTATTTATGCCTTGTAAAACTCATGTTGAATATGAAGAAGCTATCAAACCTAAGAAAGGTCATACACCACAGCACACTTCAATGCAGGCTTTAGGTCAAATAGCTGAGGACATGAAAGAGATCTTGGCAAATATGCCTACAGATGAAAATGCAGAATTACCTAGTTGGTGGGTTGATAAATTAAAAGATGTAGCAAAAGAAGTAAATGAAATAAGAGATTTGTTACTTGATCCAAAACCAAAGGCAGAGGATCAAGAAAAGGTTTCAGAAAAGAGTGCCAGCGTGCAAGGTAAACGCTTTTCTGATGAGGTAAAAGATGTGCTTGCAGCATTAAATAACCTCGTTGCCAGAGTTCAATCTATAGGAGAACTCAGGAAAAAGAATGGAAGGAAGTTGGGAGCGTCAGCAACAGAAGCTCTCAGAGCAGTTCAAGAAAGTGTCCAAGATGCTTTTGATGAACTAGATAAATTCGTAGACGAATTTGGAACGGAGGGTGCATTGGAAACAGAAGTAGAAGAGATTATTGAATCTGAAGCTACAGAAGAAGTTGAAGCAGAAACAGAAGTAGAAGCTGAAGCACAGACAGAAGTGGCAGTTGAGGAAGTAGAAGAAGCGCAAGCAGAAGCTACTGAGACACCAGCTGAAGAAGTCGAAGCTCCAGCAGAAGCAGAAGTTCAGACCGAAGCAGAAGCTGTGGTAGAAGACGAAGTTTCCGAAGTAGAAGTTGATAATGAACTTGATGATCTATGGCTAGAGAGCCAACAGATTGTTACTGATGCAATATTAACCGATATAGAAATAGAAGAAGACGAGTAATTTAATTAGGAGATACGAATGGAAGTAAAAAAAGTTCGTGAGCAAATAGTTGCAAAGTCCGAAGAGCTTAAAGGTCTCTTTACAGAGATTGGTGAGCAAGAAGGACCATCTACTCCAGAACAAAAGCAAGCTGTCATTGATAGAAATGAAGAGCTAGCTTCTTTAAGAGATGATCTTAAAGTTGCAGAAGCAAAGTCTAAATTAGACGCTTCTGACGGAGCAGTTGCAAGTATTCCTACCCCATCAGAACAGCCACAAGCTGGATCTTTTGGTGCAGAAGTACTTAAATCAGCAGCTTACAAAGCTTACACAGAGAATGGTGCCAAGAACATTCAAAGCACTATTCCTTTTGAAATGAAGACAAACTTAACAACAACTGGATATCCACCTGAGTCATTGAGACAACCAGGTATCTTAGAGACAGCTTTAAGAGATCCAAATACTGTTATCAATTTGTTCGATCAGCTTCAAACTGATCAAAACGCTTTCGTGTACCTTGAGGAAACAACTTTCACTAACAACGCAGCAGAAGCCGCAGAGGCAGCAGCAGTTGGTGAAGCAGCACTCGCTTTCACCGAAAGAACAGCAACCATATCAAAACTTGGTGTTAATATACCAGTGACTGATGAACTTATGCAAGATGTTGCAGGTTTAGAGGGATACTTGAACTCTAGACTACAAACAATGGTCAGATTAAGATTAGACAGTCAATTACTTTCTGGAGACGGTACATCACCTAACCTAGAAGGTCTATTAGATGCTGGTAAATCAAGCGTTGGATCATCAGACTTCAACAGTTACTCTGGTAACCTAGGAAGAATTGGTGCAATCTATAATGGTATTACTGATATTAGAGTAAATGCCTTTACAGAGCCAGACGCAATTGTAATTAACCCAAATGATTGGGCGCAAATTGTTACACAAGTCGATTCAGACTTCGCAGGAACATCATCAGCAGGATACGCAGCTACAAGAGGCGTATTTACAACTGCTGGAGGTTATGGTGGCGGTGTCGCTAACCAACTCTGGGGTCTAAATGTTATACCTACAACAGCTATACCTAACAACACAGTGTTGATTGGTAAGTTCGGCGGCGGTGAAGCAGCACATGTTGTCATGAGACAAGGAATGGATATCGCAGTAAGTGATAGTCATGGTGAGAACTTTACAAAGAACATCATGGTGATTAGAGCTACAATGCGTGTTGGATTCCCTGTTTACAGACAAGCAGCTTTCCACAAAGTCACAAATATGTAATAAATTTACATTTGGAATATGGGGGTTAGCAATAGCCCCCATATTTTTTTAACATTAGGAGAAAATATGCCATATCACAGTATGAAACCAAAGAAAAAGAAAAAACCTAAGAAAAGAAAAAGATAGATTAGGATAATTAATTATGAGTGAAAAATTTATAAAACCAGAAAAGTCTATTTGGAAGTTACAAGACGGAACCATTTGGGAAGGTCCTGTGTCAGAACTACCAAAGGCTAATGCTGATTTGATTGCAAAAGCAGGATGGGAATATCCAGAGTCCTTCTTGAAAGAGCATGGTTGGGGTAAGAAAGCTCCTGCTAAAAAAGCTCCTGCAAAAAAAGAAGCACCAAAGAAAAAAGTAGAAACCAAAGCAGTAAAACCGTCTGATAATAAGTAAGGAGTTTAAATGGCTCTTTGCTCTTTTTCCGATGTCGAAGCTATTGTTGGTATCGACTTTAGTTCTACAGTACAGACATCAATAACAAATAATTTTATTTCGTATTCCGATAAAATCATCAAAACATATCTTGGTTACGATATAGAACAATCTAATCAAACAGAAGTATTATTTGGTAATAATATGCGTGAACTAAGTTTGAAGCATATACCAGTAAATTCAATTACATCAATTACTGAAGATGGGCAAACATTAACAGAGGGTAACGAAGATGATTTTGTTTTTCACTCAAATGGACGATTAGAAAGAGTTGGTATTAGATGGTCAGGTGCTAAACCAAGAAATATTACAGTTGCATATAATGCTGGATACTCAACAATTCCTGACGACATAAGATTTACAAGTGCAAGAATATCTGCAAGAATGGTACTGTCTGCTTTAAATTTGGGTAGCCAAGCCAAAGCTGGTGCGGTTGACACACATTTAGCAGACTCAACAAATGGGGCTGATATGTCAATAGTATTGCAAGAAAGAATAGGAGATCTTACTGTTCAGTTTGCTGATCCACTTGCTTACTTCGATGGCGAATTATTAAAACAATCAGACAAGTTACTGCTATCACCTTACAAGAAACAGGTGCTGGTATGATCGATCTCGTAACTTATACTTACTTGATCGGTTTTCTAAATTACCACGGTCTATTATCTGTACACCTAAATGAGTATGCACGACAAAGTGTATATCAAGAGGAACTAGTAAATGCTAAGTTCAGCGAAATCATTGCAGGTGAGAATTGGAATACAAAGAGGAAAGCCTAAACAATCTATTAAGACTACAAGAATTATGGTGGCAAGTAGACGCAAATTGTAAAGATGAAGACCCTGACCTCTTTTTTCCTAATCGTGGAGCTTCAACAAGAAAAGCAAAACAAATTTGTTCAGAATGTACAGTCCAAGAGCATTGTTTAGAGTATGCTATAGTAAACGCAGAAAAATTTGGAATTTGGGGTGGTCTTTCCGAAAGAGAGCGTAGAAAAATAAGAAAAGAACGAGGACTTACGAGGAAGAGAAATAGTGCCTAGTAGAAATATTCCATCAGTAGAGCAAGCTTACGAATTATTTAGTGAAGATCCTTGGCGACCATTATCTGAGTGGGCTAAAGAATGGGACTGTTCACACGAAAGAGTTAGACAATTAAGAGAGCAAGCTGGCTTTAATCCTATATCAAGCATTGATAGAAATATAGCAAGAACTGTAATTGATCGTGTTAGAAATGGTGAATACGCACTAACAGTCAGAGAACTATATGAAGATTTACCAATTGGTCTAGAAAAGTTTTTAACTTGGATGAAAGAAGACCCAGCGATCTATCTAGGAATATTAGAAGCACAGCAGTGGGTAGAAAAACAGTCATGGTCCCCAGAAACTAAACAATGTAAAAAGTGTGGTGAAGTTTTAAAAGCCGAATCATTTGGTAAAACTCAAAAGTATAAAGACGGACTACAAAAGATATGTAAGTTATGTGTAAGTAATCCGTCAGAAAAATTAGCCGTAATACAGGAAAAACAAAAAAAATTACAACAGTTAAAGAACAAACTAGATAACTGAAGTCGCAAAATTTTCTACTAAAGTGTAAGTATGTCTTATGATTATCAAGCCTATTTAAAAGAAGATATAAGCATACAAACAATGTCAACAAGTAGTGTTGATGAGCGTGGCTTATATAATTCTGATTGGTCAACAAGCACTACTGTTAAAGGTCGTTTAGTTTCAAGAGAATCACTTGAAGGTGAAGATAAAACAGAGTTAGATGTTGGCGAATTTTTGTTATATATTCCAGGATCAACCACTATAAAAACATCAGATAGAATTGCAAAAGGCTCAGACTATTTTGATGTTTTAGGAATTATGGAAAACAAAGATAGGTTTGGAGCTGTGCCAATTAAAAGACTTAGATTGAGAAAGAGTTTGTAGATGAGAGCAAGTCCAGGAAATAGATTTAGATCAATTCTTTATAATTCATCAGCTAGACCATTTGCAACTGGTGACTTAATATCACTAGATGTAATGAGAAACACAGCACAAAGTGTTCGTATTCCTGCATTGGCTACTGCTAGATTATTTGGTGACTTAAAATCTGTAAGACCATCAGGTCAGGGGTTGTCTATGCGTGTTAGAAGAAGAGTCTCTGGTCGAGTAGCTGGTCGTTTAGGTCATATATTAATTCCACAAAATATGGGTTTTGCCTCTCGTTTGATGAATAAATACTATGGTAGGTTTTTAACAAGATCAATGAATAATTATTTTAATGAAAAAGTTAGATATCAATTAAAACTTGACGGTTCAAAAATGACAGCAACTACAAAAAGCCAATTAAGTAAAAATTTAAAAGCTTCTACTGGTCAACAATATAAAGCGTCTAAAAAAAGTTTGCAAGATATGGGTATAAACATTGCACACTTTAATCCAGCTGCAGTGCTTAGAAAAATACAATTACAAATGATCGGCTCTGGCACTCAAGGAAATGCTGCGCCAATACAAACTGGTAGGCTTAGGGCTTCAATTGTTTTAAGACCATTTCAATCAGGCGGTGAAGGTTTAATCGAAGGTTATTTAACAATAGGTGGATCACCAACATCAGTTATTGGTGGTGAAGCAGATCAAGCACCATATTGGTGGAAAACAGTTTACGGTGGTTACTACAAACCTAGAAAACCAGGAAACTTTACTCCTGCAAGAAACTTTGGTTGGTTTGGTCATTCTGTTGCTAAAGGTCTGGCTTTATCGCTTCCTAAAGGAACAGAAGTAGGTTTTGATAATGGTGCAAAAAATGGTAATTTGATAATTGGTGGAACAGTACAGTATTTAAATTTACAACCACCAAGACCTAAAGACGACTCAGAGGAAATAAGTATGAGAAATACTTATCCGCTACCAGAAAATTATGGGGATGGTGAATAGTGACAGGTATATCTAGTTCTTCTAATTTTCCACCTGACGCAGAAATAATTGTTAGAGCTTGGTGTTTAGAAAAAACTTCAATAACAGATATTGTAGGTACAAGAATTGCAACAAGGTTACCACAAAGTCCTACATTGCCGTTTTTGGTAATAACTAATGAGGGTGGTTTTTTTGAGGGACAGGGATCACAAACTGCAATAGCTTCATCAGTAATAAATTTTAATTGTTATGCAGGAAGGTGGGGTGGATCTGGAAATAAAGGTGAACCAGACTACACGACAGCAAGTAATTTAGCAAATGCGGTAATGAAAGAGTTATTTATTGAATCTAATAATCAAGTCACTACATCTGGTGGTACTAAAGGTTTTATATATGGATTTGATGTAAGAAGCACTCCTGCAAGAATTGAAGAACCAGATCTACTTATTGCAAACTTTTCTATTAATGCTGCTATGACATATAGAGCTTCTGCTTAAATCTGAATAACACTAATTTGCAAAATTATCATCTAATATTATCTCAGAGGTAAATTATGGCAAAAGTAAAAGTTAAAGTTAATCCAGTGTATCCAGCTGACGCAGTTGGCGATGAGATATTGGGTATAACATTTACCAAAAATGAATGGACGGAAGTTAATGGGACTGACTGGAAAAGGCTCCAAGAATCAACTGGTCGTATGTGGAACGGTGAGTATTCTATACCAATGCTTATCGAAGAAGGATCAGATGGGGAGATCAAGCCAGTCATTCAGACTTCTATAGATGAAGACAATTCACCTGTAGATAGCGATGAGGAAGCTGACGACTCTTCTGAAGATTGGTATGGAACGGAAGAAGAATAAACTGATCAAAATGATTAGTTGTACAACTAATTGTAAGTAAGTTAGGAGAAAATATATGCCATTAACATATAATACATCAGGTACAGTATCCGATGTACTCATAGGAACAGGTGTTCTCTATGTAGCTGCAAAAGGTACTGCATTTCCTGGGGACTCTGGCGGTGGGGCTTGGGATGCCAACCCATCTGGATGGAGTGATGTTGGTTTCTCAGAAGACGGTTGGACTCTCGAATATGATAAAACTTTCGAAGATATCATGGTTGCGGAAGAAATTGATCCTATTAAATCAGTTAAATCTGCTCAAGAGATAAGACTTACTGGTACTCTTGCACAAGCAAGTTTAACCAATATCAAAGAAGCATTTGGCGGTGGTACAATCACAGAAGATGATACCACTAATTTTGCTAGTGGATATGACACATTAGTCCCACCAGCAACAGATGGCTTCGTAGAGAAATCACTTTTGTTAGTGACTGAAGGACCAAGCGGTGTTATCAGACACTTACAAATCCCTAGAGCTATTAATGTTGGAGCTTTCTCAATGGCAAATGCTAAAGCACCTCAAAAAGTGCTTCTTGCTACTGAGTTCAAGATCCTTGTACCAGACAGTGCTGCTACATCAGTAGGAACAACTGACGGTAAAGAAAACATTTTTAGAATTGTTGAAAATACAAATGCAACAACTGAAGGAAGTGTAAACTAAATTAACTCATAACGATTGGAGGAATAATGAGTAAACGATTTAAAGATTTTGATGCTGCACAGGACTC